GGGATCACAGAGATGACAAAAAACAAGCGGACACTTTGGGTTGGTTGATGATGACAATTGGTGTTCATGAAATTACCGAAAAAAACATTGATGAGATAATGTTTAGAACTAAATATCTAGACGCGGTTCATGGTTCAAATGGTTTTATTGGTAACCCAAGTAACACGGATCTTAGACAGCTATTTAAAAATCATATTGGTTTAAAAATAGTAATTACTAATAGAGGAATGGCTAACATAACTACTAGACATAAGTTTATGGTTAGACATTTAAAAAGTTTAGAAGAAAGGATAGAAAAAGAAATTAAATAGTTTCGTTAAGAAATAGGCCATGCAGTATTTGCATGGCCTATCCTACAATATCCTATGCAGAAACTGCATACCACTCAGAGTTGTATAGAGAAGAGCATGTGGGCGGGACCCACCCAAGCGCGCTTCGCGCGCTTTAAAAGGGGACCCTAAAGGAATTACTTTTGGTTTCACGTGAAACATTTTTTTTCGACACCCCCCTAGCCTAGTAGGGGTCCCAGAGCTAGACTATATAGTTTGATTTGCATAGTTAATGATGTATAATACTTTATCACCCATATTGAGATATATGCTAACTGTTCAAGATATTAATAAAATAGAGGACCCAATTGAGCGAAGGAAGCTTAAGATACAGATTATAGAAAGACACCAAAGAAAAGAACTTAAACAAGTTAAAACTAATTTTTTAACTTTTGTAAAAAAAATGTGGCCAGATTTTATAGAGGGGTCCCATCATCAAACCATAGCAGATAAATTTAATAGATTAGCAACTGGGGAATTGACCCGTCTAATTATAAACATGCCACCTAGGCATACTAAATCTGAATTTGCCTCATTCTTTCTTCCTGCATGGATGATTGGACAAAATCCAAAATTAAAAATAATTCAAGCAACACACACCGCAGAACTTGCAGTAAACTTTGGTCGTAAAACAAAACATTTAATTGACTCTCAAGAGTATCAAGCAATATTTAAAACAAGACTACAAGAAGACAGTAAAGCTGCAGGACGTTGGAACACGTCCGATGGTGGTGAGTATTTTGCAGTCGGTGTCCAAGGTGCGGTAACCGGTAGAGGTGCTGATCTATTAATTATAGATGACCCACACTCAGAGCAAGATGTAAACTCAACTTCGGCATTTGATAATGCATATGAGTGGTATACTAGTGGACCACGGCAAAGGCTTCAGCCAGGAGGTCGTATTGTTTTAGTTATGACTCGATGGAGCACAAAAGATTTAACACAAAAATTATTAAACGCGCAATCAAATGAAAACGCCGATCAATGGGAAGTTGTAGAGTTCCCTGCAATCCTTCCAAGTGGAGAACCGGTCTGGCCTGAATATTGGAAGCTCGAGGATCTTGAATCTGTTAAAGCATCCGCAGGTGTTGCAAAATGGAATGCACAATACATGCAAAACCCAACTTCAGAAGAAGGAGCTCTCATTAAACGTGAGTGGTGGAAAAATTGGGAGTCCGAACATATGCCTGTTATTGAACACACCATTCAAAGTTATGATACAGCTTATCTTAAAAAAGAAACTGCAGACTATAGTGCGATTACAACTTGGGGAGTTTTTCGTCCCAATGAAGATTCACCTCGGCAAATTATATTATTAGATTCTTTTAAAGAACGTTTAGAGTTTCCTGAATTACGTCGTGTTGCATTAGAACAATATAAATATTGGAATCCTGAAACAGTCATTATCGAAGCTAAAGCATCTGGACTTCCGTTAATGTACGAACTACGTAACATGGGAATTCCAGCAATGAATTTTACACCCAGTAAAGGTCAAGATAAAATTGCAAGAGTAAATGCAGTTTCACCTTTGTTTGAGTCAGGACAAGTGTGGGCTCCTTTAGATCAAGAGTTCGCACAAGAACTTGTTGAAGAATGTGCAGCGTTTCCATATGGTGATCATGACGATTTAGTTGACTCAACGACTCAAGCTCTGCTAAGATATAGACAAGGTGGGTTTATAGATCATCCCGAAGACTACCGAGAAGAAGACCAACCTAAACGAAAAAAGAAATTTTATTGGTAATGACATTTGTTTTTAAACATCCTAGTAAATATAAGAAAAATCCCACATTAACTAAAAACATGCCTAATGTAAAATGGGATCAGATACCCCCGGTCAGTGGTCCTGAGCCCTTGATTAATGAATCAAAACAATATAAACCTAGTCAATTGGAGAAAATAAATGGCAGAAATAGACAAAGCATTAACCGAAATAAGAAAAACGGTTGAAATAGCAGGGCCCGAGGAACAAGTCGAGGTTCAAGAAGAAATTAATCAGTCAATCCCAGACGCTGGTGAAACAGAAATTACTCCAACAGAAGATGGCGGCGTAGAAATTAATTTTGAACCTGGAGCCTTTAATCAAGCTCAAAGTGAAAACCACTTTGACAATTTAGCAGAGTTATTACCAGAGGAAATACTAGGTCCTTTAGGTTCAGAATTAAATCAAAATTATATGGACTACAAAGAGTCTCGTAAAGAATGGGAGCATACTTACATAACAGGTTTAGATCTTTTAGGATTTAAATATGAAGATAGAACAGAACCGTTTTCAGGTGCAGCAGGTGCAACACACCCAGTGCTCGCTGAAGCAGTCACACAATTTCAAGCGTTAGCTTACAAAGAATTATTGCCAGCAGATGGACCCATAAGAACTCAAATCATGGGTGCGCCATCTCCTGAAAAAGAAATGCAATCAACTAGAGTAAAAGATTATATGAATTGGCAGTTGATGGATCAGATGAAAGAGTATGAACCTGAATTTGATCAATTGTTATTTTACCTCCCTCTCGCTGGATCTGCCTTTAAGAAAGTCTACTACGACGATCTTTTAGGCAGGGCAGTTTCTAAATTTGTACCTGCAGAAGATTTGGTAGTGCCATACTCTGCAACATCTTTAGAAGATGCAACAGCCGTGATCCATGTAATTAAAACCAAAGAGAATGATTTAAGAAAACAACAAGTAAATGGTTTCTACAGAGATGTAGATCTTGGATCTCCTGCAGAGACTGAATCTGATTTAGAGAGAAAAGAACGAGAGCTAGAAGGAATTACAAAAACAAAAGATGAAGATATTTATAATATTTTAGAATTTCATGTCGATTTAGATTTAGAAGGGTTCGAGGACCGAGGACAAGATGGTCAACCTACAGGAATTAAATTACCTTACATTGTAACAATCGAAGAAGCATCACGTGAAGTTTTATCTATCAGAAGAAACTATGAAATTAATGATCCAAAGAAAAAGAAAATTTCTTACTTTGTTCATTTTAAATTTTTACCCGGTTTAGGTTTTTATGGTTTCGGTTTAATACATATGATCGGTGGTCTATCAAGAACTGCAACCGCAGCTTTAAGATCATTACTAGATGCTGGTACCCTCTCCAATTTGCCAGCAGGATTTAAGATGCGCGGCATCAGAATTAGAGATGACGCGCAATCTATAACTCCAGGTGAATTTAGAGATGTGGATGCTCCAGGTGGAAATATTAAAGATGCCTTTATGACTCTTCCGTTTAAAGAGCCTTCACAAACTTTGTTACAACTTATGGGGGTCGTTGTATCAGCTGGACAGCGTTTCGCGTCTATAGCTGACCTACAAGTAGGAGATGGGAATCAACAAGCAGCAGTGGGCACGACCGTGGCTTTGTTGGAACGAGGAAGCAGAACAATGTCTGCGATTCACAAAAGAATTTATGTGAGTCTTAAGCAGGAATTTAAAATGCTTGCTCGAGTATTTAAACTATACCTTCCGCAGGAGTATCCTTATGACGTGGTAGGGGGTCAAAAGATGATTATGCAAAAAGATTTTGACGACAGAGTAGATATCTTACCAGTAGCAGATCCAAATATATTTTCACAAACACAAAGAATATCAATTGCTCAAGCAGAATTACAATTAGCACAATCAAATCCTGCGATGCATAATATGTACAACGCGTATCGTGCAATGTACGAAGCATTGGGTGTAAAAAATATTGATATGATTTTAAAACCTGTTCCTAGACCACAACCAATGGACCCGAGTGTTGAAGCAATTCAAGCTTTAGCAGGAAAACCTTTCCAAGCTTTTAAAGGTCAAGACCATAGAGCTCATATAACAGCTCATTTAAATTTTATGTCTTCATCAATGGCTAGAAATAATCCAATGGTGACCGCTTCAATGCAAAAAAATATTTTTGAACACATTTCTTTAATGGCATTAGAGCAAGTTGAGGTAGAATTTAAAGATCAAATCTTAATGTTGCAACAAATGCAGCAACAGATGCAAGCAAATCCAGCAATGGCGCAAGATCCTCAAGTGCAACAACAGATGATGTCGATAAATATGCAAATTGAGTCTAGAAAAGCAGTTTTAATTGCTGAAATGTTTGAAGATTTTGCAAAAGAAGAGCAAGAATTAATGGGTGAGTACGGAAATGACCCGATTGCTAAGTTAAAAGCAAGAGAATTGGACATCAGAGCTAAAGATGACTTTGTAAAAGCAGAGCAGGCGCAAGAAAAACTTAACCTTGACCGAATGAAGGCAATGATGAACCAACAAAACAAGGATGAAAAGCTTGAACAGAACGAAGAACTTGCAGAATTGAGAGCAGCTACATCTCTTGCTAAACAAGAAATGGCTAACCAAAGTAAAATTCACGATTTTGGTAGAAATTTTAGAAAAAAATAAATATAACAGCTTAAGGAGAAAATTATGGCAGACTTAAAAAATAAACTTTCTTACGGTAGAAAAGGAACTGTTGCTTCTTCTAATGAAACTGGTGGTGTTGAGATTGCAACTCCAGAAATTAGAACTGAAATAGATCCAAGATCTACTATGCTTACTAACCAAGACAGAGTCTTTAATAAAATAGGAGTTGGAGATGAAGTTGAAGTTAGAGGCACTAGAAGAATGTTAAAATCTAAAAGTAAAAAAGCAACTTGGTACTAAGCTATGTGGTTGTCAGCAATTAAACTAGCTGTCTCTGCTGGTAGCAAGATTTATGCTAACAAGCAAAGGGCAAAAGTTGCGATGTCCGATGCTCAACTGTTGCACGCAGAACGACAAGCTCGTGGCGAGGAAGCTTACCAAGGCAAGTTGTTAGAGGCACGTCAAAATGACTACAAGGACGAGTTCGTTCTTGTAATATTAAGCGCGCCCATAATTGTGCTCGCTTGGGGAGTCTTCTCGGACGATCCGGGTGCGCTCGATAAAGTAAAAACTTTCTTCGAGCATTTCGCAGCACTCCCGACTTGGTTCAGTACCCTTTGGATCCTCGTCGTCGGAAGTATTTTTGGTATAAAGGGAACACAAATCTTTAAAAATGGAGGAAAAAAATAATGGCTAATAGAAGATTTAATAAACAAACAACTAACTCACGTGTACCTATGAAGGTAGGCGGAAGAGCAATGAAAAGAGGTGGTGGAAATATGATTTCTGGCACTGCAAGAAAAGACGAAGCATCTGGATATTACACACCTGACATGGGTATGAGAGGTGGAGCAATGATGAAAAAAGGTGGTAAAGTCGGTAAGAAAAAACAAGGTTACAAAGCTAGAAAAGATGAGTCTATTGCTATGAGAATTAGAAAAAAAAGAACTAAGAAGCAATTAAAAGCTTCAAGAGATGATTCTTATGGAAGATTCGGAAGTAAAGCTAAAAAATCTGGAAAGATAAATAAGTAATGAAAAAAAACTTAAAAAAAATACCGGCAGGTAAAAAAGGCAAAGGCTTAAAAAAACTTCCTAAACAAGTCCGAAATAAAATGGGCTTTATGAGAAAAGGTGGGAGAGCTAAGTAATGGCTGGCCCAGGTCTTTATGCAAACATTCATGCTAAAAGAAAGCGTGGAGGTAAGATGCGAAAGAAGGGTGCAAAAGGTGCACCCAAAGCATCTGACTTTAAACGTGCAAAACAAACAGCGAGGAAAAGATAATGACTAAACTTTGTCCTAGAGGTAAGTCGGCAGCGAAAAGAAAATTTAAAGTTTACCCGTCTGCATACGCGAATGCATACGCTAGTAAAATTTGTGCAGGTAAAATTAAAGATCCATCTGGAGTTAAGAGAAAAGATTTTAAAGGACCTAAACCTGCTGGAAAAAAAGACGGCGGTAGAATTTACAAAGCAGGCGGTGGAGTTGCAGAAGCAACTGCAAGACTTAGAAGACAAGGTTTAAAAAAAGGATCTGTTGCTAGAGGTTGTGGGGCGATTATGCCTAACAGAGCAAAAGAAACAAAAATGTATACATAAGATGGCTGGTTTAAAAACATGGTTCGATCAAAAATGGGTAGACATTGGTTCCAAGAAAAAGGATGGTTCATTTTCAAAATGTGGCCGTTCAAAACAAAAAGCAGATGCGAAACGAAAGTACCCGAAGTGCGTCCCACTTGCAAAAGCCACACGGATGAGCGACTCGCAC